TCATCTTCTGTCCCCCAATGTGAGCCTATATAATACATTTTTCTTTTTTTATCGAACCAGATATAAACAAAACCATATTTTTGCATTTTATTCTCCATATAAAAAACCGGGGAATTGCTTCCCCGGTAATATTTATAACCAAAATATGGTTTATGTATGTACTACATCAAATTGTTTACAATAACCTTGCGGTAGTAAACGTTTGTGTTTGTTGTAAGAGCACCAGCACCTGCTGTTAGACCCTGTGCGAATGGGTTTGCAACCATTCCGTAACGAGTCTTGAAGCCAATCTTTGGCTGGAATGTGTTCTGATCAACTGCACGTACCATCTGTAGTGGAACATATGGGCAATAGAATAGACCAGCATCGAATGCTGATGAACCCTTATAACCAACAGTTAGATAGTTACCACCGATTGCATATGGATCGATGTATACACGTAGACGACCGTTTAGAACACCAGCGAATGTGTTACCTGTGTCATCAACCTGTAGGTTGTTTGAATTTAGAGCAGGAGCGTAGTCAAGAACACCGGCCATCTGTAGAGCAGAAGCAACGTCTGATGAACAGATTACGATGTTACCCTTACCGCGACGAGTTTCCTTAGCGATCTGGTTAGCTTCTCTTTCGAGCTGGAACATTAGACCCTTGAACTTTTCAACTGACCAACGTCCGTTTGAGTCAGTGTCAAGATCGAAGATACCAGTTGTTGTTGTACCCTGTGTAGCACCAACCTTAGCTGTGATGTTAATTGTACGAACAACTTCACGGTTGATTTCTGCAAGGATTTCTGCTGAAAGAATGTTTGACAATTCTGTTTCAGCATCAAGGCCGTGAATTGCCTTAAGATCCTGTGCAAGTTCCATTGAGTATTCTGCCTTTAGAGCACGTGTCTTGGCAGTTACTGATACCTTCTCGATTGAGAATGCCATTTCTGGGAATACTAGAGTTGAGTTAGAACCTAGTGCTTCTGCAGAAGATGTTGCAAGGCCTGAACCTGTGTTGTAGAACGCAGTGTTAACCATTGCAGTTGTGTTTGTCTGACCAGGAATTGATGTGTTAGCACCAGATGTACCCTGACCGAATGTTGTGTTTCCAGCAACGATTGTAGCAAAGCCTGTGTTTGCTTCGTTGTAGAATGCTTCGTCGCCTGTCTGGTTAGCATAGCGAGCGCGCATTGCGAAGATAAGTCCTGTTGGACCTGTCATCTGCTGAACGCCGCAGATGTCATATGCCATTAGGTTTGGCATTGCACGGCGAACGAGTGAGATAAGAACAGGATCAAAACCGTCGATTGCACCTGCAGTTGATGCACCAGAGAAGTCACCGATTGAGTTAGTTGGTGAATCTTCTGAAAGCATATACTGATTGTGTGCAGCAGTTGCACGTAGTGAATTTACAGTGTTCTCTAGAACAGCTGCTGTTACGTGTCTTCTGTGTGGATCCTTAATTGGAGTTAGTTCTGGGTGCTCCAAAATTGGCTTCCACTTTGCGTTAAGTTCTTCAGCTAGCATTTATTTTCTCCTTTAAGAGTTATATGTTTTTATTTATAATAAATTATTTTTTAACAGTACGAGAAATAGCTTGCATGTATCTCTTCATTTCTGGAGCTACTGCTACTTCTTCTGTTACAATCCCATCTTCTTCAACTGATTCTGTAAGCATTGAAGATGATTTCTTCTCACTGAAATGAGATTCTTTGATAATGTTTAGCTTTCTTGCATATGCAGTTAAATCACCATCAAATTCGATGCCTTCAGCAAGTGAACGGAAACGTTCTACCTGTGTAAGAGCAAGTCCTTCAGATACTTCATCAAAAATTTCAGACATTTCTACTTGAACAGAAATTTTCTTCAATTCGCTGTTTTCTGAAATTGTTTCATCAAGGCGTGCTTCTAGTTCTTCAACCTTAGTTGCAAGAGCTTCTAGAACATCTAGACGATCTTGTGGTACGTCAATATAATGTTCTGCGAATACACCCTTTAGACTTTCAATGAAGTCATCCATTAGTTCATTACGTAGTGATGTTTCGATAGCAACTTCATTTTCTACCATCCACTGTTCAACTACATAATCAAGATATGTGTCAAGCTTCTCAGTCAATTCTGCAGTTACAGATTCAATTTGTTCATTTAGCTTTTCTTCATATTCTTCTTCAAGACGTGCAACTTCTGCAATGATTCTTGCAGATACTGCTGCTTCGAATAGTGTTGAAGCCTTTTCCTTGAATTCTTCAGAAAGTTCTTGACCTTCGAACATTTCTGCAATATCTTCCTTCATAGAAATCTTTGGCATTGCGTCCTTAACGTCTGCACCCTTTGAACCGGCAGCAGATGGTTTCATGTCAATTGAGGACTTATTCTTTGCTGAATTGTCAGCAACACCCCAATCCTTGTTTGGACCATAAAGAGCCTGAGTCTGATCAAACCACTTTACGAGATCCTTCTTTGGCATTTCAGCCATTGCACCAATCATGGACTTCATGATTTCTACACGTGACTTTGGATCGGCTGCTGGCATTGAATTTGGCTTCAATGTTTCCATTGCCTGTGAGCCTTCTGCAATTTCTTGTTCTGTCATTTCTACTTCTTCTTTTTGTGTTGATCTTAACATGCCATCAACTCTATTATTCAATTTTCTCTTCATATCTTTCTTTGCATCAGCGGCTGCTGACTTTACATCAGGATCTGAAGTCTTCACCTGATTGACAACACCGATTTGCTTTCTAAGACTCTTTGCATCTTCGCCTGCCTTTGCACGATAAGATGCTCTAGTTGCAGTTGAAAGTTCAGCTAGTTGTTCTTCAGAAAGCTCTGCAAAATCTTCTTCTGAAAGTTCAATTTCAAAGCCTTGCTGTTTTGCGGCTTCTACATAATCTTCGTAAGTAATCTCTGACATTTATAGTCTCCTTGATTGAATTTTACAAATATTTATAATTTGTTATAATTAAAGATATTTTCTACCAGAAGCCAAATTAGTTAGGAAATCCTCGAAGATCTCAAACTTAGAAGCCTCAATTTCATCCATACTCATTTTCTTAAGAGCTTTCTTATAGTTTTCAACTCTCTGCTGCATCCATTCTCCGGTTGCTGGATTGTAAATCCAATCAACATTTTCCATGATACCTTCAACGAATGCCTTTTGAGCAGAAGGATCTGCAACAACGTCTGCCGCAGTTGCTAAATGATAACCAGGAGCGACTACCATGACACCATCATCTCTTTTTCTTAGTTCACCCATCCCGCGTGTTGATACACCAAGTTGTGCGCCAGATGAAAGTAGTCCTTTTACGATCTCACCCATTGGTGTTTCAGTAACAAGAGCCTTACCTATAACGTCATTACCGTTCCACTTTAATTCTTTAATAAGAATACATACACGGTCAAGATTGATTGATGGTCCTGCTGGATGGTTTAATTCACCAAACGCTCTATTGTTCTTAACACTTTCCATGATGTACTTTTCAATTACAGGTTCCATCATAGAACGTTCATATAGACGACCATTTCTATTCTTGACTTCTGTCTGAATGAATGGGCCTGTGATATAATGTTTCTTATTGCCAGTTTCTGTAGTTTCAGATATAAATTCTACTGCTTCTACTGTTTCTGTTATGAGTTTCATCTTACCCTCTAAATGCTACTGGTGTCGCTAAAATTCCAGTGCCTTGTAATCTGTAGGTAGATGATTTTTCAACTACCAATTCTGAGTTACCTAATATTGTAAAAGATGCGACGTTTACTGAACTATTTACAGATACCGTAACAACAACATTACCCGTAGTTGGATTTGTGCATCTAACTAGAGGTGAGTCGTATACGGTATTTGCAGTTGAGATTGAAATTTCGTTTGCAGAAAACTTATAAATCATGGTCTACCATACCCGTTATCTACATTTACTTTTGGATATGTCATAGACATAGTTGCTGAGTTTGTTTGAATATCTTTGTTTCTGTAAATAAGATAATCATGCAATGAGTCAATGTCATGCTTTGCACGAGATAACTTGCTTATGACCCATGTTTCTAAATCTTCTGAATCAGACATCATTGATTCTATTGCAGATGCTTTTGCTGCAATAGCTCTCAATTGTGATTTTGCCATCTCACCTTCGTAATCTTCATCACTCTCTAAAAGATTTTGTTCAAACTCTTCACGCATCTTAGCATACTTAGCACCTAGTGCCATCTGGATGCGTTCTTTCTTTGACTTGCCCTTAAACTTTGGGTTATCTGAATGAACAAAGTCGCTAATCCACTTTGATGCTGGGTCAGATGATTTTAATACTTCATCTAGTTCAACTTCTTCATTCTTTTCTTTTTGAGCGATTTTTCTAGAAGCACGTGCAGAACCAACTAGACGATTATAACTTTGTAAAGGTGACTTATCTTTTGAAAAGAGTTGTTTTTCTTTATATGATTTTAAAGTATTACATGATAACTCATCGATCTGTTCTTCAGCAACAGCAGAACCATTTCCACCCTTAGCACCTGCTGCATAACCGTAATCCTTACCATTGACGTTTCTATCGTCTTCTGGTGTTAATGGTTTCTTTTTCTTTTGTTCAATTACAGTTTCTTCATATGCCTTACCAGATGCTTTCAACGAGCGATAACCATGACGAATACCTGGGTCTGCTTTTTGTATTGATGATTCTGCTGGAACATTTGATGCGGTAAACACATCATCTTTGTTTCCTGCAGGATCTTCTTTCTTATCAACCTTCAAATCACCAAGGAATCTTAGTTCATCATTTGAAACATTTCTACCTGCTCTCGGACCAACAATATCTTTTAAACTCTTAGGCATCGTCATTTTCCTCTTGATAATCTTCTTCAGTATCATCAATTTCTTCGTATTCATTTTCTTGTGAAGAATTAAAAATTGTTTTTGCTATTTCCATTTTTTTATCATGAATAGCAGATACTAGACGATCTTTAATAAGTGTATCAAAGGTAGAACCAAATTCACTTGGTCTCTGTTCTGCAGTATGCAACAATAAATCTGAAACTTTAACGTCTGTCACATCAATCTCCTTTTATTTATCTTGTCTAACACGCAGCATTTTTTTAGCATTTTCATCATCTGATTTTGCAATTATTTGTGCTGCATTCTGTAATTTGGCAAATTCATCTTTTGATTTAGGATGTTTATCAATCAATTGCATGTATGTTGATTTTGCTTTACGTAATTTATCACCAGAATCAACTTGTGATTGTCCTGCAGGCGCTGGTCCGCTTTGACTTGGTGTTGCAAGTGATGGTGCCATTGACAATTGATTTTGTGTTTGTGCCATCATCTGTTCACTTTCAGAAGAAATTTGCTGATCAATCTCTTCAATATCTTCATCAGTTTGTTTGAGAATGTTTTTACGAACCCATTCTGATGAATAATAGCGACCAACAAATCCATCGATTGTTTGTGCTGCATTTAATCTTTGTGATAGGATTTCTGTGTCTTTTAATTCTGTGAAATAATTATCACGTGAGAAATCAAACTTAATTTTGTCTTTAATCAAATCCCAATCTTCTAAGGACACAATACCTTTTAGTACCAAATGTCTTTCTAGACACTTTAGAAGTAAAATATTAAACTTTGATCTTAGTCTTGAAATGAATTTACCAAAACGTAATTCTTCACGTGTTGTTTCAGACGTATTACCAATGCTAAACATATTATTTTTGTCAAGACGATTTAATGGAACATTTAGAGATGCATATAGTTTTTCTCTAAAATAATTAACGTCTTCCATTTCACCTAAGTTTTGTCCTGCAGGCAATGTGGTAACTTCTGTTCCACGTCCACCTTCACGTCTAGGTAACCAATAATCTTCAAGCATTGTCATGAATTTACGATCATCACGCATTTCGCCAGTTGATGCATCATAAATCAAACGGTTCTTATGCTTGACCATAATGTCACGAACATACTGTTCTGCTTTCATCTTTGGTAGGTTACCAACGTCAATATACCAAAGACGACGTTCTGGCGCACGTGAGATACGATAAATTACAACTGCATCTTCAAGTGTTCTTAATTGATTTAATGGTTTGATTGCCTTGTGAAGGAATGATAATACCATTGTCCCATTAGTATCAGTTAATCCTGATGTAACATGAACAATTGCATCCTTGGCAATTTTTAATCCAGTGGTATTTGGTCCAACAGTTTTGTTTCCATAGTTGAACCCTTTATCATTATAAATGTAGTATTCATTTTCAGTCTTAGTTAAAACTGCGCCTGCTGATTGATCAGCTCCACGAGTTCTTTTCTTTGAAACTTCTCTAATTTTTCTAATTTTACGTGGATCAACATAACGTAATTCTTTGATACCTTGATCTGGTGATGCAGGATCGATAATTACATGATAGTATAATCTACCATCAATATACCAACGTCTAAAAATATCATAACCATGTTGATTAAATCCAAGTAGTTTTAAAATATTATCAAATTCATTTGAAATTATTTTTTTAATTTTATCGTTGACTTGTAAATCATCTAAAACAATAGTTACAGGTTTTTGTTCATCAATGTTAATGCTATGATTAACTATTTCATCAATTGCAACATCAACTTCCGGATGAATTGACATTTCACGATATTTAGTAACAAGCTCTGCTTCAGATCTTACAGTACCATCTAAATCAACATATGTACCATAACCGCCTGTTGCGGTTATTACCATAGCACCATCATCTGTTTCTTGTGGAACAAACGATGGTGCTAAAGGATCTGGCTTTTTTCGCTTAAATTCAAAACCAA